CGGCTTTCGTCGCAAGCTCAACTGCTACCAAGCCACTCTCAATGAGAATGGTTGGTGGTGCCTCTGGTCTTGGTGAAGCAGATGTTTCAATTGGCACCTTGGCCTTCGGCTGGGATCACTTTGCATCTTCAGAAGACACGGACGTTGGCTTGCTCTTCCAGGGCAAGGCACGCGGTGAATCCGTAACAAATCATACGCAGTTGGCCAACTACATCACTGACAATGTTGTCAACAAGCGTAATCCAAAGGATTGTGTTCTATTCGTTTCACCAGATATTGATGACGTTGTGAACAACAAGGGTGAAGAAGCGAACGATGTTGTGGCATTTGCTAGCAACTTGCGTGACTCGTCTTACGTTGTTTGTGACTCAGGTTACAAGTGGATGTACGACAAGTACAACGACGTAAATCGTTGGGTACCTCTGAACGCCGACATCGCTGGTCTTTGCGCTAGAACCGATCGTACCAACGATCCATGGTGGTCACCGGCTGGTCTAACCCGTGGTCAAATTTCAAATGTTATCCGTCTGGCTTGGAATCCTCGTCAGGCAGAACGTGACACGCTCTACAAGTCAGCTGTCAACCCAGTTATCTCAGAAAAGGGTCTCGGCACTTATCTGAACGGTGACAAGACGTCTCTTGATCATCAATCAGCATTCGATCGTATCAATGTGCGTCGTCTGTTCATCACACTTGAAAAGGCGATCACAAAGGCTTCGAAGTTTGTTCTGTATGAGTTCAATGATGACTTCACCCGTGCTCAGTTCAGAAATGCTGTTACTCCATATCTAAGAGATGTGAAGGGTCGTCGTGGTATCTACGATTTCCGCGTTATTTGTGACTCTTCTAACAACACTCCTGAAGTTATTGATCGTAACGAATTGATCATGACGATTTTGATTAAACCAGCACGTTCTATCAACTTCATTACGCTGAACTTTGTTGCTACCCGTACCGGTGTCAGCTTTGAGACTGTTACTGGATTTGGCGGATAAATAGATAGAAAATGTTACTGAATAAAATACCACAGCGGACATATGAAAAAGTAAAATACAAATGTGACTGCTGTGGTGATATTAGAGAAGTGTCTTACGGTAATTTTAAACAACAAGAGAAATTACATCCTGGTATTCATCGATGTGTAAATTGTTCAAGATCTATACAATGCACACGAATGACTCGCTCTGGAGAAAATCACGGTCGATGGAATCCTGACAAGGGAAAATTCAAAGAGTATGCTAATCAAGTAAGATACCTAACTGAGAAAAACTATAATAAATATAAAGAAATGATCAATCCAAATAATCTGCCAAGAATGCCAAACGGTACTATCAATGGTTATCAATTAGATCATATCATATCCGTGAAAAAAGGATTCGAAGACAACATATCACCAGCCGTGATAGCTTCTCCTTCAAATTTACAAATGTTGCCTTGGCATATCAACAGACAAAAGTGGTCATAACTAGGTTTTAAAGGAGAAATATCTTGGCTGGATTTAACATCAGCAACTTCAGATCGCAAGGTTTGGTTTTTGGTGGGGCAAGACCCACCAACTTCCTTGTGACTCTACAGTTCCCAGACGCAATTGACGTGCCTGGTGCTTCTGAAAAAGCACAGTTTCTTGTCAGAGCTACCTCTCTGCCAGAAAGCATCATTGGTAGTATTCCGATCCCTTACTTCGGTCGTACTATCAAGTTAGCTGGCAACAGAGACTTTGAGGACTGGAATGTCACAATCTTGAACGATGAAGACTTCTTGCTGCGTAACACATTCGAAGCTTGGCATAATGGCATCAACACGATCATCTCAAACAGACTTGATATAGACATGGCCAACATTGCTCCAGCTTTGGGTAATTCCTACAAGACAAGAGCTTTCGTAACTCAGTTTGCTAAGACTGGTCCTGGCCAGGTTGACGGACCGGGTGCTACCAAGACTTACTTGTTTGAAGGCATTTTCCCAACGCTTATATCCGATATTCCTCTTGACTACAACAATGTCAACGAAGTGGAAAACTTCTCAGTGCGCTTTGCTTACGATTGGTGGGAACCATACGTAGCAGCCGGAGATGATCCGATCTTCCCGCTTGAACTACCTGACGACTTCTAAAAGTATCGGAATTAGATAATGAAAATACTAGGTTTTGAAATCAAGAGATTTAGGAAGCCAGAAGAAGCGATCCCAGCAATTGCGTCGCCGTTGAAAGATGACGGCGCAACTGTTATTAACGCTCCTTCTCCTAATGCTGCCGCTGGTTCCAGTGGTATATTTCTTGATCTTGAAGGTACAGTAAAAAACGAATCTGAACTTATCACTAAGTACAGAGATATGGCATTGCACCCAGAAATCGATGCAGCCATTGATGAAATCGTCAACGAATCAATTGTGACTGAGGATGGCGAAAAGACCGTTCAGATCGTTCTTGATGACGTTCCTGTTCCTGATACAACAAAGAAATTAATCGAATCGGAATTTGATGAAGTCCTACGCTTGTTAGAGTTCCATCGAATTTCGTATGACGTATTCCGCCGTTGGTACATCGATGGCAGACTTTATTATCTTGTGCTGTTCGATCCTGCAGCGCCGTCAGCTGGTATTCGTGAACTTCGTTACCTTGACCCGCGCAAGATCCGCAAGATCCGTCAAGTCAAATCAACCAAGGACAAGAACACCAACACTGTTCTGACACACGTTGATAAAGAATACTACATCTATGCTGATAAAGCTCTTATGTCTGGCCCAACCGCACAGCTGCAGAATTTCACATCAACCTCAACCGGTGTGAAGATCGCCAAGGATGCGGTAGTTTATGTTCCGTCGGGTATGAGCAATTCGAACCAGACGATGGTTCTCTCCTATCTTCACAAAGCTATTAAGCCGCTGAACATGCTGCGTTCGATGGAAGACTCTCTGGTCATCTATCGTATCAGCCGTGCACCTGAACGCCGTATCTTCTACGTTGACGTTGGCACCATGAGCCATTCAAAGGCGGAAGCTTACGTTGCGAGTATCATGAACTCAAACAAAAACATGGTCGTCTACAACGCTCAAACGGGCGAGATCAAGGACGATCGCAAGTTCATGACTATGATCGAGGACTATTACATTCCTCGTAGAGAAGGTGGCAAGGGTACTGAAATTGACACTCTGCCAGCTGGTCAGAACCTTGGCCAGATTGAAGACATTCAATACTTTCAGAACAAGTTGTACAATTCATTGAACGTTCCTGTCACGCGTTTGAATCCCGATGACGCATTTGAAATCGGTCGTTCGACTCAAATCAGTCATGATGAAGTCAAGTTTGCTAAGTTCATTGATCGACTTCGCTTGCGCTTTTCAACAGTATTCCTTGAAGTGCTTGAACGTAACCTTGTGCTCAAGCGCTTGATGAGCGGTGATGAGTGGGATCAAATCGTTCATCACATCAAGTTCAAATATCTTATGGACAATGACTTTGCTGAACTCAAGGATCTTGAAATCCTACAGATGCGTCTAACCGCCGCACAGTTGATTGACCCTTACGTTGGCCGTTACTACTCAAACACTTGGGTACGTAAGCATGTTCATCGTCAGTCAGAAGACGACATTGAAGAGAATGATGATGAGATCGCAGAGGAAGTGGACAATCCACAGTTCTTGCCTCCTGATATGCTAATGCAAATGCAGGATCAAGAGTTCCAAAATCAACAAGCACAACAGGATGCATCTTCGCAACCTAAAAAGAATAAATAAGAACAGAGAATTTTAAGGAGACACTGATATGGATCAGGAAGAAGAAAAAACTGTGGAAGAGCTTCTGGTTGAAGCTTATGACGACATCATTCGTGGTGCAATCGAGGACAGACCAGCTGATGTTCAGGATGCTTTAAAGGCTGTTCTTGATCAGAAAATTGGTGAACGTCTTGACGCTTTGCGCGTAGAAATTCCGATGAACACCTTTGATGTTCCAGTCTCTAACACCGAATACGGTGATGACGATGAATGGGAAGTTGAAGACGAAAACGATGATGAAGTTGAAGTCGCTGAGGAAGAAGTAGAA